ATTATCTCCTGATACTAAATCTTTAGCTTTTTGAATTTTTTCCTGAAGTTCTTTATCTTCTTCTTCTATTTTTTCTATTTCGTCTGTTAATTCATCTTCAAATTCTTTTGATGCCATTCCTAACAATTCTTTCTTTTCAGATTCACTTAATAAAGATGATTCTCCAGAAATAGTTTGAGTAGTTGAAATATAACGTTGAGTAATAGCAGTTAATTTAACTATATGATCATCATTTTTAACTGCAACATCTAAATATTCTTTAATTAAAGGAACTATTATAGTAGCATCTGATGCATTTCGTATTAACGGCTGTAATTGTGATATTAACTGATTTATTTGTCTATCTTTCTTTTTAGAATTATGATAAACATTTGACATTAAATCAGAAAAACTGACTCCTTTAAATAATTCTTCTTTAATATCCATTATATGATCCTTTTAAATATAAATATTAAAAGGGTAAATTAACGAATTCATTTTGTTCGTATTCTTTGAATTTTGTTGTATATATCTGTTTTAAGACTTTAATTACCTTAGTAATATTATTAGTTTGAAGACCCGTACGCTCACGTATAAATACATATAGTGCTTTTTTATTATATTGCTCTATATTTTCACGATTTTCAAATAAATGTAATATTGAATCAGCTACATGTATATCAGACTGATTTGTAAATATTCTATTTATATTGTCATAACAATATTCAACATATGCATTCATAAAATACTTTAAAAGTTCTTGCATTTCCATGTTATGCATTTCTGTTGGTATATTTCTTTCTTCATCAACATTGATAGGTTCAGACTCTTTCTTTAACTTTGAATATCCTTTTTGATTTTCAGCAATTAAATAATTAAATGATGTTCTTGTATAATATGAATATGCTTTGCCGGCCGATGGATTAAATTTATCTAATCGCATTGTTAAATAAGTAACTAAATCAGTTTGTAGATCTTTAAAAGATGAATCAATATAATCACATTTCATCTTATTAATTAGATTTTCTGATAATTTCATAAAGGCAGGATGAATAAATCGTCTATATATCTTTTCTTTTAGTATTTGATGATCATCACAACGATTATAAGCAGCTACTGAATATTCAGTTACTTTAGTCCAGTATCTATTACTAGCTTTTTTCTTTCTCGGCATTAAATTCTTTCTTTAAGTTTGTTACTACTTGTTTTAATTGTTCAAATACTGTTCCAGTTTCATCGTCAGATTCAAACGATCCTCTACTATCAATTCTTTTTAATTGATTATATGAAGCTTCAATTTGATTATACATATATTGAGAATAATCTTCTAATTCATTTATATATTCTTCTTGATCTGATAATTCGCCGGCTAATGTGTATGCTTTATATATAAAATATGTAGCAATACCTGATACTAATATGAAAAAAATAATTGTAATCATGAGTCTCCAAAAGTTTTAAATATATCGGTAATTGATTTGTCAATATCTGGATTTTGTTCTGCTAAATTTTTAATAGCAGTTTTTTTAGTAGCTTTTGTTTTAGAACTAACCGGATTGGGTGAGTTATTTTTATGTGATCTCCATCTTTCATATTCTATTTGAGATGCCATATGATCTGCATGATGTAATAATAAAGGTAAATTAGTTTTTAGTTTAGCTTGTGCCGATCTTGCAATAAAATATGGTTTATTAGCATCGTCATATATACCATCATGTATTCTAATAGCCTGAAATTCATTCCATGACATTTCTACTTGATATTTTTGAAGTAAATATATTGAAAGATCTGGTACCATACTAAAAGGAATATTTTCATTATGCTTATACATCCTCCCCATATTTTTTCTATGCCAATCTGATGTTTCAACTTGGTATACTTCTCTCCCACTTCCTGGAAATCCACATTTACCTAAATCATGATGCATTGCAGCAAACATCATTTCTTGTTTAGAATATCCAGACATATCAGATCCCATACTTTCCCATGAATCATATAATTTATTAACACAATCCATAACTCTAAGTACATGATCAATATATCCTCCTGCAAATGCGTTATGATAATGAGCAACAGAAGATGCCGGCATCATTACAATTCTGTCTTCATATTCATCATATAATTTATTTAATTTTTCTGATCGATTTGGAAATAAAGTATTAACCCTATTTCTATATTCATCCCAGTTTGATTTAATTTTTTCTGCTTCTAACATAACTTTTTATTTATTATAATAAATTATTTGGAATATTCCAATATACCTTCTGCCATTTTAAATGTGCAAGAAGAGCAGACAACTGATAATGATGTAGAAGCAACTTCTACTATATTAGTACAATCTTTACATCTACATTGTAATTTTTTAGTTATTGTACTTTTTTTAATTAATTTTCTCATGATATAACTTTTGTTTTTCCTGGACGAGGCGTTTCCTTATCCTTGTAATGTAATCCTTCATTGCCATTTTGACCTATAATATCCATTCTTTTTTCTGCTTTATCTTCATCCCATATTTTTACAGAATCAGCAGCATCAGATGGATGTGGAGGCCTGAAAGCATCCGGATTACTATTTTTTATAACTTGTTCTCCATATATATTTTCTTTTGTATCTGGAGTTAAAATATCAAAAGCTTTATTAGCTGCAATTAATAACACTACTGCTAATGGATCAAATACAAATATGAAAATCAATATAAACCAATTTACTACTTGATTCATAGGACGATCTAAAAGTTCTGAAACATATTTTAAAGGTCCTATTTCATTGGCTACTTCTGAATTAGACTGTAAATCTAAAACTTGTAGATCTAGATTTGTTATTGAATCTGTTAATGACTCAATTTTTAAAGAAACATTATTTCTTTGTGTTTTAAAATCATTTAATTGAGTTTGTAATACTTTTCTAGTTTTGCTAGAAGTTGATGTAATAATTAGCCCTGTTTCTTTATCTTTCCATTGAACTTTATTATTAGAAAGCCCTTTTGTTAATTCAGTTATTGAACTAGCTAATTGATTTTTTTCAGAAGTATAACCATTTAATTGTTCTAAATATCTAGATTTTTTCATTTCAATTACTGAAATTTCTTTATCCATTACAAATAATTCATTAGCAGTTGTTTGATATGATGCTGTTAAAAATCCATATATACCTATAGATGTAATTAACATTAATATTAATACAGCTGATGTTAAATATAATTTAAATAAAAAATTAATTTTTTTCCAGTAACGATGTAAATAAGTAGCAGCAATTAATTTAGAAACTTCTAAAGTCCCGGCCATGATAGCTACTGCTACTGCTTGTGCAGAAAATAACTTACTAATTCCATATACACTATAATATGCAGCACTTGAAGCTAATGCAATTGCTGATATAAATACTAAATACGGAAATACACGTTTCATTATTTTCTTAAATATTCTGCTGCTGCTTCTAGTTTTCTTAAAGCTGAACCTAAATTATTTAAAGCTGAATTTGTGTCTATATGACCATTTTCAATAGCTCTACCCATTGATCTAACTATATCAGCTGAATCAATTATTAAGTCTCTAACCGCGTCTTTGTGTACAAAATTTGCCATTTTATAACCTTTCTTTTTGTTTTATATAAATATTGTATTATGAAAATTTGCGCAAAAAATTCTTTTGCTTATCAATCTCTTTATCTAATGCACTTGATTTATTTGATTTTCTGCTTTTCGAATTTGATCCAATGTATTGTTCATTGCCATTCCCAGAACGAATCGCTGTCCCATATCCAGATCCTGTATCTGATATTGTGTTGCTATCAAATCCAGAAACTCGTTTCCTTGTTGAATTGTTAATTCGTTTTTTAATTTCTGCATCTCCGGCTGTTGCATTATTTGATCTAGCTTTTGAAGTTTCGAAATCGATGGATCCGGCGTAGTAACTACTGTATTCTTTGATTTGAATGCCGCATGGATACGTGTAACCATTTCCTTTAACCATGTAAGTAATTTTGTCATTTGCATTTATTATTTTTTTAACAATTCCCCATCCAGAGTCTCCTAAAAATTCGTATTTAACAAGATCTTCTTTTTTAAATTGTGGCTTTGTAAATATTTGTTCAATATATTTTGGTAATTTCTTTTTTTTCATTCTTCAATTATTTCAACTAGTGTTATTTCAATCAAAAACCATAAATAACCATCTTTACGTAAAACGGTATCATGTTCTATAATGTTTTTCCAATATTCTATATTTTCATTTGGATCATCCTTTACAAGACGTTTTACATTAAATCGTTTATGTTGAAATTCAATTGTTGGTGGAATATATATTGAGTTGGTAGGTCTCATGTAACTTATTTTATTGTTAATCGCTTTGGTGCTCTATCCTTAGCATATGGAATATCAATTGATAACAATCCTTTATCCATTGTAGCTGTTGCTTTTGTTAAATCTAATTCTTTAGATATTTTCCAAGCAAAGTCAAAAGCCCGTTTAGCAATTCCTTTGTGAATAAATTCACGCTTTGTTTCTGATTCCTTGTCATATCGAATTCTTAACGTTTCTCCTTCAGTTAAAATTTCAATATCGGATTTATCTTTACCTACTGCGGCAATTTCAAATCGTATTCCATTATCAGTTGAAAATATATCAACTGGATAATTCATTTTATTTGATGTTACCGGTAAAAAAGATGATTTTTGATCGAAAAAGTTTTTCCAAACTAAATCGAAATCGTTGAATAATAGTGTTTCTTTAAAATGTGTCATTTTAAACCTCCTGTATTTTTTGGTTGCATTAGCTAACCGTTATTAAATTTAAATTTTATAAAAATTGAGACCTACCGTGACTCAATGCTTATATTATTAATTATAGCACAAATGAAAAACTCGTCCTATAATCTTATAAACACGTAAATATCGTGTTAATTTATTTTTCTTAAA